ACAGAAAAACCGGCACGCCAATTAAGTGGTGCATCTTCAGTGTATAGAAACTGCCTACCAGTTGGATCACACAGGCACCCATCATCAACCCCATAGCGCGTCCCATTGTAGTCTGTGTATGGGATAACCTTAGCACTATGGAGGTGGGCGGTGACAATGTTGACGCCACTGCGGAGTGTATTTTGAAAGGGGGCATTTTCTCCGCCCTTCCACCGATGCTTTATTGTAGTATGCCCGTTCACCCATACGGACCAGCACGGCTCCCATAGCGGGAATGCGTCTTTCAGGTGCATTCCCTGAAGTTCGGCGTATTCCGAGGCAACGATCGCCAGCCTCTTTTCAAATCGAGCGTCGTGGTTTCCGAGCGTCCATATTTTCCTTGCTCGCCCAGCGGCAACCGATATTTCGTGCAGGATATCCTGCGCGGCCTCTATCTCCTCCTTAACCGTTGGTTGCTTCTCCCAACCGAGCGGGTCGTGCTTACTGATCTGGCTGAAATCCATAACGTCGCCGTTAAGGATGACTACCTTCGGCTTCAACTCCTTCGCGAACTTTATAAACCCACGCATAGCGGTAGTCTTAGGGCCAGGCCAGATGTGAGCATCAGACCCGATAAGAACGATACCGTCATTCAATTCTACATAGGCGCGATGCGGAAACTGCTCCGGCCTTTGGTAGCGCGGCCCGTTGGTATGTTCGGGCGGATGTATCTTGATTTTCAGTTTTCGCTCGAGGCTTTCGCGCCTCTGGAATACCACTCTTGGGGACTGCTTGGTTCTTCTTGCTAGTGCGTGCGGACCAATTTCACTAAACAGGCGAACAAAATCACGTTCGCTGAGTTTTGGTGCGCTCATTCAGTATCCTTATGGTTGATTGCACGATAGGATTTGATGGCGTAATAAATACCGGTCGCCGCAAACGCGAAAATGCTGGCTATTGTCGCAACTTCCTGCATGGTAAAGGCACCCCAGAGCGCGCTCAGGCTCACAATCTCCGCGCGGGTGATGTGAAAGTGCCCGTTCATCGTTTGAATAACCTTGAAATCTCATAGACGAAGTAGAATCCGAGAATAATCATCTCGATGTTGTATAGTTCGGTCGAGAGCGGGTCGGTGCTGCCCCAAGCAAGCACCTTGTCCCAGACCACGAGCTTGGCGTTGTAGATGACGTATGGGACAGCGAAGCCAGCGCGAATTATCGTGTTGATTGGCGACCGCTCAGCGATGAGGACATCCCTGCGCGCCTCAAGGGAACGTATGCGCTCGCCTGCAGCGATGCGCTCCTGCTCAGTCTTGGCGTTAGCTAATTCCGTCTTGTATTTGACGATCGCGTTAGTGACGCGAGTGATCGGGTCAATTAGGCCGATCAGAAACGACAACATTGTCTTTCCATCTACGAAGAACTAGCATCAGGACCGGGATGCCGATGTGAATTATCCACTGATGGTCTGGCGAAACGAGCGGCTCGACATAGGAGAGCTTGGCGGACAGCACCAAATCCCATGCTTCCACGATGACGCCGACGACGGCGACCACCGCGGTTTTCCATTCGCGTTTTAGCTTGGGCCAGCAGGCCATCAGCGCTTCCCGAATAACTGGTTGAAAATGGAGGCGATGGCAGCGAACAGTTCCTGCCAGAAATTCTTTTCCGGCTTTGGTTGCGGTGGAGTTGGCGGTGTCGGCGGTTCAACGTCTGGCGCCTTGGGCACAGCGCCAAACGTCACGCCCATCGCCATCAGCAGGCCCGCGCAGCCGAGTTGCTTATCGACCACGTTTGGATCAAACACCCCGTCTGCGACATACTTGCCCTTCTGGTACTGGTCAGTGCCAGACCAGATGTACGGGGACGGGATGCCTTTGTTGGAGTACCCAAGCCCGTTGTATTTCTCGAGCAGAGTGAGCGTGCCGCCTGGAGACCAGTCGCGATTGCGACCCGCGTAGGGCGCGCAGTTCACCAGCGCGTCATAGGCCGCAGCATCGAATGAGCCGAACGGCCCCCTGCCCTTTGGCACAAGTCTGGTCTGCCTGTTCCAGGGCTCGCCGTTGGCGATGTTCGCCCGAAACTCAGGGTCATAGCCCGCCTCGCGATTATGGATGACGGCGATGACGTACCATGGCACGCCGGTCTGCCGCTCGATCCGCTGATAGCGGGCCTTGTTGGCAAGCAGGCGTTTAGCTACGGGGGCAAACTCCGGCCCACGGGTTAGCTTTGCGCGTTGCCAGCGCTGTGCATTCAATTCAACCAATGTCATTTAATCGATTTCCAGATCAGCAAGCCGATCGTCATGCGCTTGCTTGATGATGCGCGGGTATTGCGCCGCGACCAGTTGTCGAGCCGACTTGCGAGCGTGATCCACGATTTGCTTCATAAGTTCGGCCCGCTTTACGCTCGGTATCGAATCGAAGTTCGGACTGCCAACGAGATGGTCCAATTGCTCCTTGGCCATACGTCCGGCGATGCGTGTCAGGTCGTCATATTCTTCCGGCGTCGTCTCTACGCCTGCGATCTTCTTGCCCATCTTGGCCGGGAAGTAGTTGACATCCCGCATGGCGGACACAACGGCATCCTCGCGCGTCTCGCCGGGTTGAATAGGCTCGCCGAATACATCGCGCCTGACTTGCAGGGTTTGCCGCAGGCCGGGAATGCGCGACTTGTAAACGTCGAGAATGCCGTGGACCTCCCGCAGATACGGGTCTCCAATGACCGGCATCATATTCATCTGGCTGATGAACGATGGCACTGCCGTCCCGGCAAGCCGCTGTATCCAGTGGCCGCCGTAGCGCTCCGGGTCGCTGACTGCCTGCGCAGCGGAGGTGACGCCAGAGAGATAGGTCTTGCTGATAATGTTCTTATAGACCGAGGTCATCAGGCCCATCGCGGCCTTCTCGTACTCTCCATCTGGAATCTTGTGGGCATTGTCGACAAGGTCGGCCGTCGTGCCGAGAAGTGTGGCCACTGGGTCAAGCCGACCGTAGCTATACCAGTCTCCGCCGATCTTGATGCTGTAGGGCTGATGGTCGTGCAGCCAGTTTTCGCGCTCGCCGGGGTCGGTTGGCCCGCCACCGGTAATCATGCCGTTGAGAGCGAGTCCGATGGAGGTCGCAGCGATGGTAGTGCCGACCGTCATGCGGCCGATCGCCATCTGTTGCGCCACCTTGCCGTTCTTGCCCATGATATCATCGCGCACGGATTTGGCGAACAGGCCGAGAGGTGTACGCCGTCCCGCCCACTTGACAAGATTTACCGGAGTGCGGACGAACGGCATGATGATCTTCGCTGGCAGGCTCGATTGCGTCAGCGTGGCGAGTGCATTGCCAGCATTACCAAGCGGGCTGTTATAGGTATCGTCGGTAGCCTTCTTTTCGGCGTTGTTTAACATTTCCTCGGTTGGGTTGCGCTCGAGCTCGTTGACCCGCTTAACGAAGCCGTCCTGAGTCTTGATCTTTCCGGCATCAACCTCCTCGGAGGCGATGCGGTAGGCCTGCGCGCTGATCTCCTTGCGGTGATGGACCGCCTTGAACGCGGCGTCGGTCGCGGCCAAGGCGCGCCCCGGCATACGCACAACCTGCCCGGTCGTGCCGCCGATGGAGCGACGAAAATGTCGCTCGGTCGGATTGAGTTCAGCCTCAATGCCTTCTTTTTCGAGGAGTTTGCTTTCCCGGCCATAGTTCCTGCGCTCGATGTCGCGCAAGGCCGTTTCGGCCTTCTGCTCGTTCTTGATGATCTCCTTGAAGGCAATGGCGCCATCCTGCAGGCCCTGATAGAGGCTGTAGAGTTCAGCCTTGGCCTCGCCGATCCGCACGCCCCCCTTCGATCCGGTCACGGCCCGGTCGACGGCGCCAACGGCGCCAGCAACCAGTTTCTCAGGGAAGCCGACGACGAGCGGAATAAAGTTACCTTGCACGTTGATGCCAGCCGTCTTGATGCCGGACAGGAGCGAGTTGACCCACGCCTCCTGAAACTTGTCCTTCCATGTCGGCTTGTGAGAGTCGGCCGCAAACTTGGCAATCTCGGCCGGGGTCTGCAGCGGGCCAGCTTTAAGCGCATCCTGCTTCATCTGGAACAGGGTCTTGCCGGTCTCGGCCTTCAATTCCCGCTCGGCCAGAAACTTGGCGCTCTTGGCGGCGAGCGATGATGCCTCGCCCATGCCCTCCATGTTCTTGAGCAACTGGAACACCCGCAGCGCTCGCCCAGCTTCAGCCGTTGCGCCGGACGTCTTACCCTGCCACATGACGAGCTTCTCCTGCGCCTGCTGGTAGGCGATGAAGTCCTCGTCCGCCTTTGTTGAAAAGAACTTCTCGTGCTTGGCTTTGACGTCTGCGGCCGCCTGCAGGAGCCCCTGGAACAGGGCGTAGATTTCCCGGTCGTTATAGGCGTCGCCGATTTTCTTCTTGTCGAGATACTTGGCGTCCATCCCCAGCATCTCGGCCAAGGGCGCAATCATATTGTCGGGCACGCGCCCCCTGCGCTCGGTCAGAAAGTCATCATTGGCCAGCGCCGTCTCGCGCAGGTAGGCGTTGATATCTTCCGTGGAGTTAATCAGGTCGAGCCGGATGTTCCCGGCCTTGTCGACTAGGACTGTTGATCGTCCGAGGTCTTGGCGCGGGGTTTGGATGTCCGCAGGGCGTACAGGGCTTCCCACTGGTTCGCCAGGGTATCCATATCTGGCCCCGACTGGCGCAGACTCTCCGCTTGGGCGAGGTACTGCTCCGGCGTCATCAGGAACATTCCATCCGGGGATTTCCTCACCGAGACCGGTTGGCTCGACTTTGCCCGTTTGCGCGGCATGGTCCGTTTCCTCCATCAAGACGCGCTCAAAGGCGGCGTCCGCAGTCAGACCCTCCCGATCCATCAACCCTACCACCTTCTCGCGGACCTCGGGAGTGACGGTCTCGCGCGGGGTTCCAGACTCATCCAAATGAGCCGCAAACTCGCTATCGTAGTGGTCTAGGCGCTCGGCCCGCACCTCCGGTGCCTCAACCGGGGCCGTGCCCTCGCGGTATTGCTTGGTGCCGCGCGCCTCGGCGTCCAACTTGACGAGAAGATCATCAATAAAGGACGTTGTTACGGTGCCAGCCTCGGCGCCATGGTCGACAAGATAACCAGCCTCGACCGCAGCCTCGCGGGCGCGGTCAAGCGACATGCCATCCTTGCGAATCAGACTGCCGTAGCCGGGGACAAAGCGGTTCTTGCCACCGAAGATCGTGCCGACCTCGGCGTTTGGGGCTAATCCGCCACGCGCAGCGAGGAACTCGATAAGCGACGGCTCCTTGTTGACCGCAGGCCCTTTGCTGGTCGACAGCGGGCCGAAGGACTCGCCGCGCATGGCGGCATCAGCGGCTCCGGGAACGCGCTTCTCAGGGCTGATCGCCAGAAGTCGATCGAAGATGCCGCGCACTTCGTCGTTGATGTTGACGCGCAGGCCGCGCACGGAATCGTAGATGCGGACCAGCCATTGACGGAAGCGGTCGAACACGCCCTGCAGTTCTTTGGTTGGCGCCCGGCCTTCGCGCAGATACGCCTCACCGCCGCGGGCGACCAACTCGTGTGACTTCTTTGCCACCTCATCGAATGACTTGGCACCGCGGGCTCCGGCCCAATCGAGCAGCAGATTAAGGTCGCGCTTCATTTCCGGCGTGGCGCGAGGATGCGCGGAGTCCTCGAACATCTCGTAAAGAAACTGATGCCATGCCTCATGCCCGAACGTCGAGGCATCCGCGCTTTTCATCATCGTGATAAGGTTTCGCTCGCCGGGACGGGTATCGAGCCTGCCGCCAGCGCCGGTCGCAAGAGGATTGCGCGTACCCGGACCAGTGCCGCGGCCACCAGCAATATCGAAACCACGCTCGTCAAACAGAGCCTCAGCAGATTCATAGCCAAGACGCTCAGCCCGCACTTCTGCGCGGGCCTGTATCATGGCGGCGTAGGCGTCTGCCTCCTCACGCGGGGCGCCGGTCTTTTGAAGTTGGGTAGATACTCTCTCGGCGACAGATGGAACGACCGGTTTAGGCGCCCGCACCTCGAGCGGGGCCAGACGGACATCCTCAACGCCGGAACGGGTCGGAACAAAGTCAGAGCCAGTAACTACCTCAGTCGGCGCAAGTTCGACCTCGCGCTTTGGGCCGTATGGTGCGTACTCCGCCTCCGCTCGCATCACAGTCTCTTGCGGACGCGGGACATAGGCCGTCTCGGCGCCGTTCAGGATACCGAGGTCGCGCGCTCGCTGCAGCTCGGCCTCGGTCAGAACCTGCCGCAGGCCGCGCTCCTCCGTCGCCTGCTTTTGGATGATATCGAGCGCTTCTACGCGCGCCGCCGGACGATTGAGCCGCGGACCAGTAACGCCAACAGCCTTGCCGCCCATGAAGATGTCTGGGATGGAGACAACGTCCTTGGCTAACTTCTCGGAGCCGCCGAGGCTCGTGATGCCCTCAACACCGAGGTCTTGGGCGGTCTTGTAGGCCGCCGTCCCGCCGCGTAGGGCAATATCAAGCGCCGCGGCAGTCGGGCGCATCAAGACCTCGAGCATGGTCCTGTTGATATCCATCTGGCCCTTGGACCAATCGTTCCAAGTGCCGTTGTCGCGCATCAGCTTGATGTTTTCGTCGCTCATGCCGGGGAGGACTTGGCCCTTGCCCTCATGCAGCCAGTTCTCTCCGAAGTAATGTGCGATCCGCTTGGCCCCGCTATACATCGGGGCGTAGTCTAAAATGCTGACCTGCCCATCCAGCGTCCGCGCTGGCTTGTTGAGCAGGTCTGAAACCGTCGCGCCTTTCCTTCCCCCAAGAAGTTCGGAGACGGTTCGCTTCCTGACCGGTTCATCGACCAGTGGGGCGGGAGCCTCACCGGCAACTGGGATATACGGATCGTCCGCCATCTACCGCGATATCGGGACTTGCGCGTTAATCGGCGGCGGGTCTGGATCGGCCCAGCCATTCGCAATCAGAATGCGACCGGCGTCCTCGCGCGAGAGTTTTCCGCCCTGAAAGGCAGTAATGACCGAGTTCGGGTCTTTATAGTCGGACGGAGACGTGCTGGCCTTCTGGTCCGGTATTCTTGCCTTGAAGCGGTCCTTACCGGCCATGACATAGGGCGACTGTTGCCCGCTCTTGAGCACGCCGTCCTTCTCGCCGAGGATGTTGCCGAAGTATTCGGTATCGCGGGCATCGAGATACTTCATCTGCAGTGCCCGCCCGCCCTCTTTCTGCGCATCGGTCAGCGCGCGGTCGAGGTCCATCTGGAACATGCCGAACTTCTTTTGCCGCTCCGGGTCTTTCACCTTGTAGAAGTCATCCGGCCCGAGGATTCTGTCCTTGGCGTAGTTAATGAGGTTCTTGTATTCAGTGGTGGCCTGAATGTCCTTGCCGTCGCCGGTCTTGTTGGCGATCTGCCGCGACAGTTTCTCAAAGCCGTTTACAGTCAACTGAGGCTTGCCACCGTCGACCGGCTGCAGGTACTGCAGTAACTGGTAGTCATCGGTGATCCTGTCAGGGCCGGACGAGCTCACGCGATTGAGCAGGTTGACGTAGCCCTCGCCGAGCGACTTCTCTTGCTTATCCTCCATCTCGCGCTTGCGGGCGGCCAAGACGGCATCGACCTTTTGCGCAGCGGCAAGCCCAGCCTCGGACGTGCGCGAGAAGATCGGATTGCTGTAGATGCTCTTGTGCGTAACCTGATGCGCCGTCTCGGGATCGGACAGCAGGCCGATCATGCGGAATGCTTCGTTGGAAGCCTCCAGCGTTTCCTGCCGTCGCGCCGCCGCATCCGACGCCATCTGGTCGGAGAGAAACCGGCGCCGCGCCGTCTCGATCTGCTTTAAGCGCCCCGCGCGGGTTGACTCAGTATAGCCGTAGCCGCCACCGGATTCGCCCAAGGTCGTGCGGGATGACTCAAGCAGTTCAACGTCATCGCTGCCGTGACCCTGCACGAATGTCTCAACGCCAGGCGCGCCAGTCTGCCCGCCGCCGAGATTTCCGCTTCGCGCGTAACGACCGCTAGAAACGCCGCGCTGCGCAACACCGGCAGAGGCATTGCCCGTCGCCGGGAATCCCAGCACCTCGGTTGATCGGTCAGAGCCGCCGAGCACGGCATCATAAACCGGTTGAAAATCATCGTACTGCGCTTTGTTGCGGATGCGACCGTTGACGAGCGTCGTCCGCGGATAATAGCCATCAGAGCCGGGACCGGTGTATTCCTTCGTCACCTGCTCAAGCGTCTGGCCACGCGCAGCAGCCCGGTTGAATATGCTCTCAAGGTATATCTGCTTGGTTTCAGGGTCGGCGCTATGCCCGCCCTCGCCCTGCACAATGGTCTGCAGACGCTCGCGCAGCCACGGTTTCTGCTCAAGCTCTGAGTAAAACTGCCTGCGGTCGAAGGGGCCGCCAACCGTTTCCGGCACAGTGGGGCGCGTTCGCTCGCGCGCCTCGATGCGGTCAAAGTCGGCATTCTGCTTTGCGGTGTCCAATTCGCCAGCAAAGCGGACATCGTCAAACTGCTTCTTGAACTTGTCCTTCTGAATCTGGATTTGAACCCGCGACGGCCCGCCCCGCATACCAGCGAGATTGTCGCCAATGAGGTTGAAGCGCTCGATGGCGGACGCCGCTTGGTCATCATTGAAGGTAGAAGCCTTGGTCAGATAGTCCTGACCGGTAGCCAGCCATTTGGCCCGCGCGTCATCGGCCCCCTGCTTGAGGGCCAGCGGTGAGTAAGAATTATCCTTGCGCGCCGCCATCTCGCCCGCCTCGCGCAGGAGGCGATCGCGCAGGCGCGGGCTTTGGATACTCGCGATATTGCCAGCCACATAGCCGTCGAAATCCGCCATGTAGCGGTCGCGCACGCTCGTATAGTCAGGATCGTCCGCATACTTGGTGTCGAGATCGAGCGTGTTCTTGATGAGGTCAGACTTGGCGTTGCGGTATTCAGTCTCATCCTGCTCGTGCTGAACCCTCTGGAAACTGTCGGCCAGATGGACGATGCCCTTGCCGAGGCCCTGCACTCCAACGCCGACGCCAGCGCCACGCATATCCGGCACATGCGCCTGCGCGATCGGACGCCGTGAGCCGTCAAACGGAACCGGGCCGAGGTCTTGGGCGGTCGGGAGCTTAGCCATACCTGGAACCAAAGATCGGATACTGAATGCCGCCGTAGTTGCCGTAGGTCACACCTCCCGGCATCTTGGACGGTGCATACTTGGCAAAGATGCTGCCCGCGCCCTGCGCAATCGTGCCACTGGCATCGAGGTAGCTCGACGCCTTGACGTCGCTCGCATACTGGTTCGCCATATTGACGCCCATCAGGCCAGAGTAGCGCTGCCCGGCGGCGCCAAGCTCTAGGTCTTTACGCTTAACCGCGCCGCCATAATCGGCCATCTGCTGCTGGTAGGTGCCGTATTCCTCGATGTCCTCGGCGAGACTAAGCGTCGTCGGGTCGGTCGCGGTAAAGCCGGAGGCGGCCGAACGTGCCTGCAACCGCGAGAGCGCAAACCTTTTCTGCTTCTCAAGTTCCTGACCTCTGCGCTGCGCGAGGGCCTGCTCCTCGTCGCCCTGCACCTCCATCTGCTTCGCTTGCCAGTCGCGAATGGTGGCCTCGTTGCGCGCTTGCGCCGTGGCCGCGTCTGCCCTCGCCTGACCGGAGGCGATCGTACCCATCGCCCCAAGTCCGGTACCGACGGCGGTCATCGCGATCGACGCGATCATAAGTGGTTCTAGTCCTGACATGATGTCCACCTGTAGATATGCGAGCCTAGCCCGCAAGGCTCAAACCCCAGAGAGGTGAGCCACTTCACGGCGCCCGGTTTGTCAACATCGGGCTGCACATAGAGAAACTTGATCTTGAGGTCGCGCGCCAAAGCCATGACGCGCTTGGCCGTCCGCATCAGCGCCATCTTGTAGCCGGGCACATCGAATGCGCCATCCTTGATATCGAGGAAGGCGTACCAGCGGCCCCTGATACGGGTAAGCCCGCCGAGGGTAATGATCTCGCCGTCAAGATCGGCGACAAAGGCGCGGATCGTTGCGACCTTGAAGCGCTCGGAGAACTTCTCAATATCGGATGCGGTCGCTGGTCTTACGACCAGAGGCATCAAATCTTTTCGTTGGTTTGAATCGTCGGCACGGCAGCAAGAACGGTCACGGGGCGCGGCGCCTTGGCGTGCAACTGGATACGCGAGTCGGTATTCCACAGCCCAGGGAACGGCATCGCCAAAAGATCGATCGCCCTGAAAATCTTGCGGCTGTCTACGACGCCACCCTCATCGGATTTGCGCGGCAGCGCGTCGAGATTTCCGGTATCGCTGCCGAAGAAAATCCCGTTGTTGTGGGTCTGATAGAGGCAGAGGCCGATCTTGTCGGTGCGCTTCATCTGCGCAAGCGCGGTTCCCGCTTGCGCCGCGTAGGCCAACTTTGTCGAGCGATAGTCGGCGTGATATGGCAGCCCAACCACGGCATGATGCACGGTGCCTGACGTCAGGTTGACGTTGCCGCCGGTATCGACAACGTAGGTTGTCTGCACGCCGTTGACGTCTGGCGAGTAGTCCTTTGACGGATAGGAGTTGCCGGTATCGTCACCCCAGACGATCACGCTCTCGCCGCGCAGATGGTCGACTCCCTGGATTGTGGCCGTGCGACCTGTATCGGTGAAGTCCACTGCGCTGTCGGCAAGCCATGACAAACCAGTGTCACCCCGACACTCGCTTTCCAGCGCCCACTTCTCGAGGTAGCGGCGCGGCGTCCCCTCGATCACACGATTGACGTGGTAGTAGACCTGATCCTCGTTGAGGCCGGGAAGAACCATGGCCTTCTCAACCGATCCGTCCGTCTCCCACATCGACCAACAGACAACTTCCTCCTTGGGCTCATAGGTTAGGATGGCAACCGTCCCATCTGCCAGAACGAAATGAATGCGCGTATCGGGCTGCCGCTGCACGGCCACCGAGACAACGCCAGACTCCATAAGATCAGGGACCAGCATTGTAAGTTCGGACGCCTCGTAGTCGCCGATCGCCTCGGCGCCCTGGCTAAACCCGATCACGAAAGCGCGCTGCCCGGAGCGCTGCACAAAGATGGCCTTGGTGTCCATCTTGACCGCACGCATGTTCTCCGACCCCTGCGTCGAGAAGGCGCGGGCGTTGGAGTTCGACGGCGTCAGCGCCTCATCGAGCGATGACGAGCGCATGGCAATCTCGGCACCAGCGGTTCCGATAATCAGCCGCAGCAGCGAGATCAGATAGTAAACCTTGTCGACCGGCCCGGAGCCCAGCGTCTTGATGATCGGTGCCGCATCGCCCTCGACCGTATCATCGAAACTCTCATAGTCATCCGAGACCGAGAGTAACATATTGCCGCCCGAGGAATGGCCAAGCCGACCCTCGTGCAACGCAACAGCGCTCGGGAAACTTTGTGCCGCCGACCAATAGCCTTCCTGCCAGGCATCCGTCGCCTCGCCCTGTAGGCAACTAAATGGCCGACCGAGAACCTCGGCAAAAACGCTCTGACTACTGCCGTAGGCAGTAACCCTCGCGATACTTGACGTACCGCCGCCAGAATAAGCAGCAGAGACGATGGCAACGCCGGTGTCGTAGTCCGTGATGCGGGCGCGATACCAAGCCGTGATATTGTTGTCGCCATCATGGATATCCCGACCGAACGATCCGGTATCGGTGGCCCCGACACCAGCCATAAAGTCGGGAATGACGGGATGAAAACCAACGTCCGGCCCCTCGAAAGATCGCTCGACCTGGATTGTACCTGCCCACGATCCGGCAACGGAGAACTGCACAAACCGCTCATCGTTATTGGACGGCGTCCCGGTATCAGAGATACCGGTAACTTTGATCGCATCGGTCGCAGCCTCGGCCGCAGCCAGCGGCCAAATGCCGCCCTGACCGTTATAGGTCAGCCGGAACAGCGCACCGACATGATTGGTCGAGAAGAACGGAATGTCGGAGATGATGCCGATATTGCCGTAAAGGGCGGTAACGCGCAGCTTCGCCGACGTTGAAGCACCGGGAATAAACGGCCCGTCACTCGGCTCATAGGTCACAAACGACCACGACCGACCCGTACCCCGCCGCTCGATCTTGGCCGGATGCACGTTCTTGCAGTCGATATAGACAACGTCCGCCGACTGGTCGTACCTCACGTCGGCAAGGTTTGCAGAGTCAATGAAGGTCGTCAGATCGACAACACCGGGGGCACCGATCTCGACCGCGCTGACGATGCGGTTGACGATCTCGTTTGTCTGGAACGTGATCCAGAAGTCGCCTGATGGCGTAAAAGCTAGATTGTGATAACCGGTCCCCAGCGAAGTCTCGCTGATATAATCGTCGCCAAGTTGGGTAGAGCCAACGCGGATAATCACCGGGCCGCGCTCAAGGGAAATCAGCAGCGAATGCTCAACGCCGATATTGCCGCCGGAAACAATGACCCGCTTTTCAATGCGGGTGAGCGCCCCAATGCCAGCCGCGGTCAAGACCTTGGCGCTGCCTGATGTAACGACCGTGGTGCCGACGATGGCCGTGCTTGAGGACTCAAACCATCCGGTATCGGTCAACGACAACGAGGTTGTCACAGTCGGCCGCACCAGCACCGTGTCGTTGACCCAGACACGCATATTGTTGTCGGTCAACTCGATCAGCGCGGTATCGTCGGTCGCCGCAACAAACTCGATCCACGTCGCGCCCGTGTCATTATGGCTCGAGCCAAGGCATTTCGTGCCGGGGCGGATTGACATCGCGCCCTGCGACTTTGGCAGCCAATTCGTCATCACCTCGGCGGACAACTTGGTCCGGTCAAGGTCGACGCGACCAAGAGCCTTCGGCGATATCAGACCCCGGTTGAAGCCGAGGAGTGGGGCATTGGCGCGGGCCATTCCTACCCTATCAGGCTGTTACGGCGGCCACGCTCCCGGCCTGCGGATGACCAACGCGATGCCGTCCAACTGCCGGGAGGGGCAAACTTCGGTTGCGCCTCGTTCATGCAGTCCTGATTGAGCGCATTTTTCTTCGCGTCCTTCAGGAGACCGCGCACTTCTTCAGACTTTTCCCTGCTCTGTGTGATCCGGTATCCAACCCTGTCGGCAAGCGCCAACTCGACATAGCGGGTGAAAGCAGGCGTCCACCGATTAAGTTCAAAACCAAGCCCGGTGTCATCCGACACATAGCGCACATAGATCGGCGTCACATCCGCCGACCAGAAGCCGATGTCATCGTAATACTGCAGCAGCGGCAGCGAAAAGTTCTCGTCGGCAGACACCGCATGCGTGCGCAGCCAGTCGGACGGCTTGGCGAACACCTCGGCGAAGCCGAACTCTGGCGTCACGCCAGTATCCGCCTCCGCCATGATCGTCTCCGTGGCAAAATTCCACGACCCGGCAGAGAGACACTCCCTGACCACCTGGTCGTAGCGCTCACTTAACAACCGCCCGGCCTCGACATTCTCGCCGGTATCCTCAAGCGCAGTATGGCCAAGCTCCATAAGGGCGCCGTTAAAGAGGCCGAGTTTGGTTGCCATGGTCAGTTCCTCAGTGTTTTGCTCATCCAGTCGGCCGCCTCGCGGCGCGTCTTGATATTCTTTCCGTCAGCAACGACGGCGCCGTCCGCCTTGCGCACGATATCCCAGCCGCGCAACTGCGCATTCCAGCGCGCCACGTTGACATCGTTCTCGGGGATTTCCTCGAGGTCGTAATAGACCGGCGGGATGAACACCTCGACCTGCAGCGCCTTCTCACGAACGACCGTCACCTCGAGTACGGCACGGAAGTTATGATCCTCGGTGACGACATGCAGGAGCGATCCTGCCAATTCCTTGGTGTTGGTCGCGACGTTGCCTGCAAGCTTGTGCGAGACCTGCGCGTAGAACTCAGGCCGCAGGCATTCCTCGAACCGCCAGCCAACCGGGAGTTCGACAAGGAATTGCGACTGCCAATGGGCATAATCGCGAAACGCGCCGAGTTTCAGCACGGGCTTTGGTGCTTCCTGTGGCGCAGCAGCAACCTTCGACTGCAACTGTGCAACGGGAACCGTTAATTTCTTTGGCTCTGACCCCATGCGCTTGAGGCCGGTCTTGGGTTCGGTAGCAGTTTCCATTCTTCACCTCTGAAAAGAAAAGGGGCAGGCGGGATGCCTGCCCCTCGTAGGCTCATGTATCGCCGATAAGGATTTGCTTGCCACCCGAGGATTGGGTGCCGCCCGTATCTGACGTGCTCTGCACTGAGGTACCGAACACATCGCGTCGACCCCCGCCGCGGCTCATCTTGATGAAGATGAAGTCGCCGGAGTCCATGCCCATGTCGTTACCGTTAGCAAAGTAGCCGGAGCCTTCAGCGATATCGGCGGGATCGCCGGTATCCTGATAGACCCAGACCTTACCTTTGCCAGCAAGGCCCTGCGCAATGAGGGCGAGTTTGTTTTTGTCATAACCAGACATTGTTCAACCCTCCCTTAGATTGCGCTGGCGTCATGCAGGAACTGCACGATGCCAGACTGTTGCAGGAGCTTTGCGCCAGTGAAAGACGACGCGCGGGCATAGGAGTAATCCTGCTCGTCGTTGTAGCCGATGGCCGTGTTCAGGCCCTCGCCGGAGTCGAATGCCGACCCCACCGCATCGCGGTGGAAGAAGTAGCACTTCTCCGAGGACGTCCCGACGCCGGTCAGGTTCGGGTGGAATATCCAGTTGAAGCCAGCAAACCGCTTGACGCGGGCCGCTCCACCATTGAGATATTTCACCTCGACGTAGTCGGCCGAGTTGAACTCGGTCGTCTGCATCAAGTAACCGCGAACCGCGGGCGTGGCGACTGCCCACATCTTGTCCTCCTCCTCCGTCGAGACTTCGTTCTCGGCCAGCGTAGTGATGGCCTTGCCGACGACGGCGAGGGAGACGGTCGTTGCCGCACCAAGGTTGTTGGTCGCGGTATCCAGAGCGCCAATGATGTCAGCATCGATGCGGCGGTTGAGAACCTTCCGCGTGGTCGACTGCATCAATCCGCGCTGGTCGCCCTGACTTTGGAAAATGTTAAATCTGGTCTTGTGGACCAAATCCAGATAGCCAACTGGCTATTCAGACTATAGCACCCCCCGCAGGGGCCGAGACACTTAGTCGTTGCCGGTGGAATTGAATCATTTGCTCAATCCTGTGCTTCTTAAATCTTGAGTGATGCACAAGAGAGGGCAAAAAGCGGAGCGCAAAACTATTATGAGACGGCCCCAATCCTCGCCACCACACCTTAATGTTTTCGGAGCGAGAATTGTTCTTAATCGTTCCGCCAAAGGCCTTCTGAAGAAACTCCAGAACAGCCATGTCGCAAACGTGAGCCGTAACGCTCAGCCTCATGTTTTTGTTCTTGCTTGTCCTGAATGAAAAGCAGCCGTCACCGTCAAGATAGCCAGCGAGCCACGCCCACGTGGGGTGGTTCTTCGGCTTGATAGGCCCGACCCTGTTCTTTCTGGACTCTCTGTACTCGTTTTTTAGTGCTGTGACATCGTCCTCTGACAGAGATTTCTGCCCCTGATCTTGGGAGCGGAATCTGCGCCAGTAGTCGAGCATCCATTGCCAATGCTGTGCCTTGATAACCATGTGCTTTATCAGGCGAGGAAGCAGCATCTCCAGATCGGCGCGCTGACAAGTGTACCAACAGGTATATTTGTCATACGTGCGAGTGGTTTTGCCAATTCCAGTTAGCAACGGCAGTGATGCAACAAAGCCATGCCTGTCGATTTCGTCGGCAGCAACCAGCGACAATCTTAGGCTTAACCGCACTCTTTCGTCGTATCCACGACTAAAGTTAAACGAGAGACAGCCGTCCGCATCCAGCAGACCAGCAAGATATTTTACAAGAGATTCATTCATCCCAGCCGCCGATATGTTATGGGCCAAGATATGTCCTTCCGTCTGGTTAGTGAAGTGTTACTTTCCAGTTTTTCAGTCTCAGTGAGCGGCACAATTACATATGCCATTCCGTCAGGGTGCAGGTGAGTTGGGTCATATCGTCGGCGCGAGCCGGGATAAGACCGCTAATGCCACGGGTCGTGGCAGCAGCGTTGCCGGAGCCAGCAACACAAAACACTGCAGAGTTGCCCTTAATGACAGCCTCGGTGACGGTCGTTCGCCGCAACCAAGACATGCCCTCTTCAAACGCCGATACCAGTTCCTGCCGGTATTGGGTTTGGGCTGCAGATTCAGCCATTTTGGCACCTCATAAGTGGTGTTGAGATGCCGTCCGTTCAGGTTGCCCCTTTCCGACGAGAGAGACGAGTTACCCGCGAGGGGTCGCGCTCACGTCCAAGAGTTCTTCACAAACGGTGGGTGAAATGACGGCTTCCGCGTGGGAGTTGACCGTCAGTTTAATCAAGCCTTTTTACGGGCCTGAATCTTGTTGCGGACCTCAATAAGTTTGAGGTAGCGATCGGCGTACTTCTTGTCGTACTCCGCTCGATTTTCCCGCATAATCTTTTCGATCTTCTCGATCTCGCTGTCGACGGAAGCGTCTCCGCCACCGTCCTCGACAACCGTCTCTGCAGGATTTATTGCGTGTACGAGAGAAATGAGCCAGCGATTGATGCGGGGGTCGTTCCCCACAATCCTCCCGCTCGCCGTCCTGCCGTGGAGGAGGTCATAGATGACCGAACTCGGGTCATCGACGTTGACGCCACCCTCTGCAGTCGCGAACACAGTTTTGATAGAGTTGGTCAGCCGCTTGAAGGCGGGGCCGTATTCTTCCTTCAGGGCCAGGTTCGACTCGCGGCGGAAATTGTCATCCGACTCATCGAGCTTGGCGGCCTGTTCTTCCTGTTGAGAGAAATACGCATTGACCAGCCCGTTGAATTGGGCGGGCGACATGCCAGCCTTGTGAGCAACGCCAGCGTAGTAGTTAATCATCGGCTTATCCATGTCGCCAATGACGGCTCCGCTCTCGAGTTTGACGTCCTTGACGTAGTCCTCGGCCTTCTCGGGCACGCCGATCGCCTTGTGATATTCCTTGATATCGGACTCGGTTGCGCCTTCCTTCGGCGGCAACTTGACGAAATTGCGCGAGGCCCAGGTGTTTTCGATCTGGCGATACATCGCATAAGCAGACGCCGGGTCATCGATCTTCGCGAGGCGATCGAGTTCTTTCTTGACCTTGTCGGCGTCGTCACCTGCCACGCGGCGGGCTGCCTTGTCGCGCCAGTCATCCGGCCAGTATGGCTTGGCTGGCGCAGGCTCCGGCACATTGCCGGAGGCAACATTGGGCGCGGGTGTCGCAGGCGGCGGCTGCTGCGTGTCTGCGGCAGGCGCGGCAGGCGGAGGCGATCCAGCCGCAACGGGCGGCGGAGCGGACGGGGCAGGCGTATTTATCTCAGTCTCAGGAGGCATCTAATACTCCGATTGCGCTTTATTAGATTGACAATATCCTGCAAGGCGTGGTAAGCGCTGCCCATGCCAAGATCGATTTGCTCTATTGATGGATGTGACAGGCTCGTGCAGGGGCACGG